AGGAGCAGCAGTCTCCACAGGAGTTACTGGTGCTTGCTGTTCTTCAGGCACAGTGTTGTGTTACATGAACTGCTCTACTTTACGACAGAACATCAACGCGAGCTTGCATATCTTCATCGCCGGTGTTCTCGACGGGTTCGACAAGCGCCAGTGCGTTCTCGGTGCTGGCGGCAAGTTCGTCCTCGATGTTGACGTTGTCGGGCAGGATTTCGCCGCGACGCAGGACTTCCAGCAGCATTTGGTCGCTGATCTTGCCGGCTTGGTTGAGTTGGGTCAGGACAGCTACGTCTTGGCCGATCAAGCGGTAGTAGTCGAAGTCGCGGTCGATTGTGACCTCAGGTGGTTCTAGGCCCACGTATTGGGCGGCAAAGCCGAAGGCTCGGTTGAGGGCGCTTTCCAGTTCTTGGCTGATGATCGACAGCACGCTGTTGCTTTGGGCCTGGTCGATACGCTTGGCTTCGGCGGATTCGGCAACAAACTTTTGGCCGAACAGCTTGGTAAAACCCAAGCTGGACATTTGCATTTCCAAGGACTGCAGTTCGGCGGCTTGGGCGTCGAAACTGGTTGCGTCGGCCTGCACGTAATACGCCTTGTTGCCCGGTTGCATGGCGATGGCGTAGTTGACGCCCATCGTTGTCGAGCCGGTTGTGTCGTCCCAGCCCTCAAGGACGAGGGTCGGCATTGCGGCGATGTGGAGGGCGTGGATAAGGTCGGCTTGGCGCTGGTAATGGGTGATGTTGAGGTTGGCGATGTCCAGCAGCGGCGGCAAGGACTGCAACATGCCCCGGCGGTTGCTGTAGATCGGCACCAGGGGGATTTCGTCGAGGCTGTAGCCGCCGCTTTCGCTGAACTCGACCACGTCTTGGCCGAGGGTGTACAGGTCGTATCTACCGGGGTAGATCACCCGCATTTGTTCGATCTGTTCTTCGCCAAAATCGTTTAGCGGGCGGGTGGTGTACTCGTGGATGCGGACTTGGGTGAGAGGGGAGCCGGGCATGGTGCTTGCCTGGCGCCAGCCCCAGATTTGCGTGGCATCGACGTGGATGAAGTAGGGGCGGCGGCCTTGGGCGCGTTCCTCTGCAAGATTTCGCGCTCCCATTGCTGCGGGATAGTCCACCAAAATGGCGCTGTGGCCGTAGGTGAGGCTGCTGACAAGGGCACGGCGGGCATATTCATTGATATTTGAGCCGATGCCGTCGATGTTTTGCGCTAAATCAAGCCAGTATTGATCGCCCTCAATATGGATGGGTTTGCGGAGGATGGCGCCAGCGGCGGTTTCGATTAGGCGGCTGGTATATGGGCTGAGGACGCTGCGATCGACGCGGGTTTCGTAGGCGTCGTCGTCTTCGCGCGGTTCTTGGGGGAGATATTTTTCGCTCTGATCACGGAGATACTCGGTGCCGTTGGTGACGGCAGACATCACGCTCCAGTCAGTCATCATTGCGATGACATCGAGGCTGCGGACGAACGGAGATTCGCTGACTACAGCACCAGTCGGTGGGATATTGGCGCTGTAAACCACGGCTCGGCTCCTACTTTGTACCTATTTTGGCAGGGTGGTCACCATTTAGTTTTGTTTGCCCAGTACGCAGCAGACATCTTGCCTTTTGCGATGTTCTTAGCGTGACGAGACTTGAAGGCCTCGCGGCGATTCTTTGCTGCTGCACTCTCCCCCTTACGCGCCGGTGAGCCACTGACTCCCTGTTGCCCGAAGCGGATTAACCGCACTTTGTCCCCTTCCTTGGCCAATACGGCGTGGGATTTGGTCGGGTGGTTCGGGGTGCGCTTGGGCTTGTTGTACCCAGCAAATTTTTCGCCGCGACGCTCAATCATCGTCCTCATCCTCCACTTCGATCATTACTTCTACGCCGGCGGCTAGGCGCGTCATTAACGCACCAAAGTCGCCGGGATCCGTAGGCGTAAGGAAAGTGAAGGTGGCTGTGGTCATGCGAGTTTCCGCATCCACCTCCATGTGGGTACAACCACCGGGGCAGATGCGGGTTCCCATGATTTCAGCCTCCGGGCAGTGCCTTATTCAAGGTTGCCGGTGATGGTGCCGCTGGTGATGAAGTTGCAGGTGGCAACGACCAGATCACCTGTGGTGGAGGCGATGTCCATGCTGGTGATGATGCCAGCGAAACTCACCGAGTCCGAACCAGAAGTGCTGCCGGTGGTGAACAGCTCGAAGGTGGCGTCTGCGCCGTCGGCAGTGGTCAGTACGTCTTCGATGAAGGCGGCTTGACCAGTCGCATCAGGGTCGTAAACCAGCTCGACAGTGCCGGAACCAGAAATCAGGCTGCCAACAAAGGAGCGGAAGGTGTCGCCGTGGTCGGTGACATCAAGGGTGTCTTTGGTAATGTTCAGCGTCCAGCTCCGGGTGCCAACGATGGTTGCGTTGGTAGCGCCGGCGGCGTCGAACTGAACAGAACCTTCTTCGCCGCGAAGAATGGCCATGACTAGACAGGGGAAGGGTCTATATCCCGGAGTCTAACTGTTTAACTGCCGTAAATCATGGCCAACCCTGCATTAGTCGGGGACACTACGAGGGCGGGTTAAGGCACAGGAACTGCGGTTTTGTATGGGTGATCAGCAGGGAGGTTGGCGGTTAGTCCCCATTTGTGGGCTAGGTAGCCTTCTAGTTTCTGGCGATTTACAGTGCTCAGCAACGTAGAGCTTACAATCATTTCAGCAAATTTAATGGCTGGAGTGTATAGAAGTGAACCACCGACCCTAATGACTCCGAAGTGAAGATCGCTATCAACAGCGTACCCAACATTAGAAGGCGCTGTATTGGTTGAAGTTGTAATTTGATTTGCCAGACCAAGATTGACTTGTGATCCGTTCGCAAATAGAGAAGTGCCAGAGGTGGAGTTTTTACTATTTAATATTTGAGCGGTATTGGCTGCACGTGTGTACGTAGCGCTACCTAGGCGACCGGAGGAGAAAGATGAATTTTCCAAGCCAAGGTTAATAAGCTCTCCACTTAAGCTGCTAGTTATAGAAGCAAGGAATAATCCTCTATTACTTGGGTAACTTCCACTTGCACTGCCAATGTTTCCAAACCCCCAGAAAAAGCCAGTATTAACATCAGCGGCCGCCGCTGCAGGTGTTTGAGTCACCATGTAAACATCAAGCGCATTAAAGCTACCGATTCCCGTAATGGATGACACGAAGCTATCGCCCGTGCCATCAAGTTGGACCGCTGGCTTGTTGGTACTCATGCCAGTGGCGCTGTAAGTGGGGTTACCACTGGCGGTTGCGTTATGGCTATTGCCACTTTTATCAGCCCAGGTCGTGATTGCACCGCCACTCTCGGTGATCGTGCTCGCATCAGCAGCATCCAGCCACAACGCCGTGGAGATAAGGGACGGATCCCAGTCAACCTTCTGTGTTCCCGTAATAATCCAGCTCATCGCAACACCTCCGTTTGATTAGTGGCAGTGACTAAAAAGTCGTGGTTTGTGTAGTTCATATTGCATACCTCACGATGACGATGCCGGAGCCGCCGTTGCCGCCCGTGCCGCTGAGGGACAAGACGGAGTTAGCGTTACCCGCTCCACCCCCGCCACCGCCTCGATTGGCTTGACCATTTGAACCCGGAGTTGTCTGCGATCCACGGGCGCTGCCGCCAGCACCGCCGCCCCCGCTCCCGCCAGTACCAGCAGGCCGGGTAGCTGATACGCCACCAAAGCCGCCGCCGCCGCCGCCCGCATACGTAACGCTCGTTCCCGAGATGCTGGACGCTAAGCCGTTGCCGCCGTTGCCGCCGTTGCCAGACGTGCCTGATACGCCCACCGCGCCTACCGCGCCGGCCCCGCCGCCGCCACCAGCAGCGCGATGGCTGCTGTCGGCCTCACTTCCCGCGCCTCCATCGTTGCCTTGACCCGCTGTGCCAAATCCTCTCGTTCCCGGATCTCGAGAACCGCCGCCGCCGCTGCCTCCGCTAGACGCTTGTCCCGTCGCCCCCCCTCTTGCGCCACCACCACCGCCACCGCCGAGAGCGGTTATCGTGCTAAACGATGAGTTGCCGCCATTGCCCCCGGGCTCGCCGATGCCGCTCGTCGTGGTGCCGCTTATACCCCCTGCGCCCACAGTCACGGAATACGCTTGCGCGGTCACCGCGATAGTGCCGGTCAGCATTCCGCCAGCGCCACCGCCACCGCCACCCACAGCGAACTGTGTGGCGTCGCCACCGCCACCACCACCACCAACAACCAGATACTCAACAGAATTGGCCGTTGCATCTCCAATACCGGGATGCAAGCCCGAGCCCGGATCAGTCACTGTAAAACTAGAAGTGCCAACAGTTGTAAACACATGTACGCGGTAACGAATACCACCAACAGCGATGTCAAAAACTGAATCACCACCAGTTGCGGCGATGGCACGGAATGGATCCTTCGCCAGCACCAACTTCCCCGGCACGTAAATAGGCATCACTCAGCCCTCCTAGTGTTGGAAACTTGTGTGTAGGTCATGGTATAGCTGCTCCGATAGCGGTGATTAGATCTGACACGCGGGTGTCAAGGGCGGCGAGGTCTAGGGATTCGCCGATGCTGTAGAAGGCGATGCGGCCATTAAATGGTGCCTGAATCGCTTCTCCGCCAGATCCACCACCGAAGATACGAACATCAGCACTAGATGGAGATTGGCTTGATTGACTAATTGAAGTTGAGGTGTTGGAGATTCGTGCAATGTACGAAGCGGATGCAGAACGCGATGCTCCTAAAAGCGAATTATTCGTAACAATTCCGAGGCTAGCATTCGCTGCGGAGTTCCTCTGCCGCACAAAAACATTATTTGATCCTGAACCGATAACATTGTCGCCCGTGCCATATACAGCAGTATTGCCGCCAATAATTCTCATTCCTGCAGTTGTTCCTCTATCAGTCGCGTAGACAGCGTTATGATTACTGTCTTGTGGATCATCGTTATTATTCCTATTACTGTCTAAATACTTCGTACTGCCATCCCCCACCAACCCCGTCTCTCTGTCGTAATCTCCAGAGACAAAGTTATAGTTTGTGGGAGCAGTCCCCACCAGCGGAACCAAAGCTCCATTCAAAGTCCTAGCACCTGCAAGGATACAACTCGCCTTAATAGCATTCCAGATGCCATCATTCTTGCAGCCAAGGACAAAATCATTGATCGCCTTGGCTACACCAAATTCCAGCTCCTGTCCATCGGCTGCCTCCACAGCAGCGACATACGACACTGCTTCAGGTTCGGTCAGTCCGTTCCAACCAGGCACCCATCGCAGCGTCATACATCACCTCCATCGGGCTCAGTAGTGTCGTTGTCTACTGGTTCAACCCAGCCAAACGGTTTGCCATCTGCCTGGAACTGCGGGTCAACAGGACCGGCGTAGTAAGGACCGACCTTATACAGCTCAGCCCGTTGGCGAACAGTCTCCACCACGCTGGCGGTGAAATACTCTTCAGGTGTGGTAGCAGTTGTGCTGCCTTGTACAAGACTGAACTCAGCTACCAAAGCAGGCAGCAGTTCGTCGGGAATGGCGATGGTGAAGTCCATGGTCAGATGCCTCAGGATTTGATGACGGCGAATCCAATGACGATGGCTTCACTTAAGGAGCCTGCCGTGATGTTGCGAACGTTGATGCTGGCAGAACCAGCAGCGGCTTGTGCATTAAGCACGTATGCGCCTGCCGTACCACCGGAGACGTGATTCAAAACCAACAAATCAGTAGCTGCAATGCTGGTATTAGTGAGCGTGAAGCTAACCGTAGTATCTGCACTCAGTGCTGCACCATTCATGGTGATCGCACCACATGGAGCGTTGAGTGTGACGCCAGTGCTTTTGTTAGTGGCTTGCGTGACGGTGCCACGGCCAGTGCCGTAGCCAAAAGTGCCAGCAGTGGCGTCATAGCTCAGATTGCCACCAGCTTGAGCACCAGCATTGTTATAGGTAACTTGCCCAGTAGACCCAGCAACTAATGCGACGGTGCCAGTGGCATCCGGGAAGCTGATCGTGCGGTTAGCAGTAGGTGTGACCACCTGCACGGTGGTTTCGTAGGTGCCGCCGTCATCGAGGTTGATGTCACCGCCAACGCCCAGCTCTTTGCCGCTGTCGTCCCAGGTCAGGTCGGCGGAACCGGCGAGCGAACCGCCATTGTTGTATTGGACCTGCGTATCGGCACCCGCTGCTGCGGTGGTGTCGATCAGGTCGAGATTCCCAGTAAATGGGTTGAACTTGACGCCCATGGCTCAGCTCTTGGTGACGGAGATCAAGTTGTTGCTGCCGTCGTAAGCAAGCGTCAGCGTTGCTACTGTGGTGCCGCCAGAACCGCCGTCCTTGTAGACCACGCCGGTGAGGTTGGCGCCGGTATAGCTCAAGTCGATGTAGTCGTGGGCTGGGATTTCCAGTCCTTGGACTACTGCATTTGAATATGTACCGTCTGGATTTCGGACTAAGCCGCTAACGGTGCGCTCGGTTATGGGCACGACTTAAGTCTCCAAGCGATACACGCATTTGCCCCAGTCTACGGGATAGTTTGCTACTTGCGCTTAGTCGTCGTCCTCTTCTTCGTCGGGGTCTGCAATTGGAACCAGCACTTCGATGTGAACACAGCCTCCGTTGACCGTTTGGATTGCCATTAGCCGTGATAAGCAACTCCGATGTGGGGAACAATGCTGGGTGTGCCAGAGCTGATGGAGGCAACTCTCATACGGATCTTTGCGGCGGGTTTGCCATCGTAAAAATAGACGTATTCACCGTCGGAGTTGATTGTTTTGCTGGTGTCGATTGTGAACCAGTTGCCGTTGCCGTTAAAACTGCACTCCAGTGCCAAGCTGAAATTGGCGCTGCCAGTAACAGTGGCCGCAAATGTGTAGCTGCTTGAGTGGGCAGGCACCTCGATCCACTCGTTTACGGCGTCCATTGTGGCGCCTGTGTATTCGACCACGTTTGTGTAGCGGTCCACAGCAGTAATAGCGACGGCAGCCATAACTACTTCTTCCGCTTTTTGGTGGTTTTAGCTGCTTTTTTGAAGGCGGCAGCGGTGGGGGCACCTTTTGCGCCAGGCTTGCGCATCTTTTCGCCGGAACCGGCGGCGATGCGCTTGCGTTTGGCGTGGATGTTGCTGTACAAGCCGCGCTTGGCCATCACTTCCTCCGCTTTTTGCGCTTCATGCCAGCCTCGGACATGGCAATCGCAGTCGCTTGCTTGCGGCTGGTTACCTTTTTGCCCGAGCTGGACTTTAGTTTGCCCGATTTGTACTCGGACATGACCTTTTCAACCTTCTTTTGGCCTTTTGTGAGCTTCTTTTTGTCACCGTAGTGGCCGGGCATCGGTTAAACACCTACTACCAAACACGATAGTTGGTTTTGCCGAGAGATTCCGGCTTAGCAAGGTTGAAGGTTTGAAGGCAGAGGTAGCCGAGGGCGTCGAAAGCGTGGTCAACACCAAGGTTTTTGTTGGGAAGGCCGGTTCCAGGGGCGTAAGTCAACGTGCGGAGGGATTTGATTAACTCCTTGCACTTGGGATTGATAAAAAGGCGGCGGGTTCCAGATGCGTCGAGGAGGGCGGTGTTGACGCACGTGATCTTGTCGCGGATTTTCCACGGGCTGCGGGGGCTAGACACCGTGAAGCCGGACTTACGCAAAATGTTGTGGTCGGTTGCTCCAACGCCGGCGGTTTTGCGGGCGCCACCCGTTGGGTCTGGGCAGGTGATGATGCGTCGCTCCACGCCGTAGCGGGATTGGATTTCTTCGCATAAATCCCAGGTGGTGGCGCCGCCGGTCATGATGATTTCGTCGAAGACCCAGAGCACGTCGCCCTTTTTGACCGCGCAGATCGCACTCATGGGGTCGATGTTGAAGTCCACCCCAATCAGCAGGGGCAAAACGGGCAGGTCTTGGACGGTTTTGTCGATGTTGTCGTCCGAGAAGCTGATGGCGACCAGGCCCGAGAGGTTTTCAAAGCTGGCTTCGAATTCTTGGCGGAAGGTGCGGGCGTCGAGTTGGGCGCGAGCAGCTTCGATCTCTTCCGGTGGGACGTTGTCGCCGTCGATCGTCGTGAATTGCCACCGCTGCCAGTCCTCGTCGCCGCTGTCGGCGTACTGCCAGAGTTCGTAAAACCAGCTCGCCGTGCCATCCGGGGTGGAAATGAACAATGCCCAGCCTTGTTTGTCGGCCAAAGCTGGGCGGATGACTTCGAACCAGACTTCGCTGGACATAAATGCGGCTTCGTCCAGCACCACGCCAGCCAAACTGCGGCCACGGAGGGCCATGGCGTTTTCAGTGCCCTTCAGTTCGATCGTCGAGCCGTTCACCAGCTC